CTATTTTCCAAGCGTGTAAATGATAATTCGCAATTATTTTTAATGTTGAACGCTTTAATTTCATGCCAAAATTTAGTCTCTTTTTTAATTTTCATTCAGGCTAAGTCCCGAGTATTCAAGCTAACTAAATTTTTTTAATTACTTCACCCATATTCCATTTGGAAGAATACAAAGTCATAACTAATCTATGAGTCTCACGTACACCAAGTAATTTATTTTCCATCAATTTTATATCTTTGATGTCATAATATTTACCATCAGGTAAACACACTTGTACCCTAGCCTCTTGAGCTACTGGTGATTTCATAAATTTATCTAAGGCCTGTCTTAATAACTTTCCTGATACCATCACTTGAACATATATCAAAAATAAATTATATTGCAAGTCTATGGCAGGAGTACCAAAAAGACTTACAGAGAAACAAATTAAATTTGCTAATTTAATAGTAACAGAAGAGGGTCGAAAGACTGATTCTGAATGTGCAATTGCTGCAGGCTATGATCCAAACTCAGCTTATGTATCTGCAAGTAAATTACAGAACCCGTCTTTGTATCCTTTAGTGACTCAATATATTGGAAGACTGAGAGCAGAGAAATTAAAAAAATATGACATCACTTATGAAAAACACCTGGCGGAACTAGGTAAAATTAGAGATGAAGCTAGAGAAAGTAAAGCCTGGAGTGCTGCAGGCAATATGGAAATAGCTAGAGGTAAAGCTGCGGGATTTCAAAATAATACTAATCTACATCTACATAAAAACTTAGATAATGTTGACGAATCGGAGTTAGACAAAGAGTTGGAGAAAGCCTTAAAGAACTTTAAACCAATCATTGACGCTGATGCAGAGGTGATTGAAGAAACTAAAGATTAATCTTTTCTAGTTTTTTTATGCAGCCTGTTGGAAATACATTACGATCCGAAAAAGACTCGAAGTGGCTATCATAAGATGCAAAAGTTTTAAGATTCTTTTTATCTTTTGAAAATATATACGCATGAGTTATCATTTCTGCAGGCTTCATCTCATTGAACTCATTGATATCAGCATGCCCCGCGTCACCCAAAATATCCAACCAGGTGATTTTGTAAAAGTAATATCTTTTTTTATTTATAAGGACTGATTTATACTTGGATTTTTTCTTGATCATACCTCTATATAGCACCTATAGGTTTTTTCTCTAGGCACATTTTTTTCAAAAAAAGTTTCTTATGCGCGCGTACGGGTTTGCTAGAAGTGTTGATATAAGCCAATTATTGTAAATTGTAACAGCTGTAACACCATTGTAACAGCGTTTTGTTACAAAAATATCGTCTATAAGTGTTGGTATAAGCGAATAATAGTATTTTAAAAACGATTGTAGGCATTGTAACAAGGTTTTGAAAAAAAAAAAAATAAAAAAATTTTTCTGGCAAAAAAAGTCTATAGGTGCAACTTCGCCTTGTTTTAACCACAATCTATGCAATAACCCTTTAAATTAGGGCTTTCATTCTTGTACAGATGATTGTTACAATTCTTTGCTTTACAAAATATTGTACCTTTTAAATCCATTTCTGGTTTCTTACCAAATATTTCATTAAAATTTTTTCTGTACGTATCGTTGGATGGCCTTGATTGGCCATCCCATTTTTCTTTTTTCATTAGTGCAGCCTCCTCCTGTAGTCGTCTATGTTTTCAAAGTCTGGACTAGCTAAGTATTTAGTCAATACCTTAAACTCATCCATAGACATCTCATTTATATTCATAGAGGGTATTCTTTTAGCCATCTCTTTTTTAGCTCTTTTCCACTCATATTCGGTAAATGTTTCCAGTAAATCAAGAACGTTTTTCATCATACCTCCTTATTTTTCCCTGGTCCAAGTAACATTCATCACTTCTTGCATCTATCCAATGCCTAATCTCTTCACGGTAATCTTCGGCAGTTAACTCCCCGTTCAAGATCTTAGCCATATCTTTTAATAGATCTTCTTTAGTTGTGCATTTTGGCTGACAATATATGTCATAAAAACAATCACCAATCGCTTGATAATCTAATTTAAAGTAATTATTCATCATACCTCCTTTTTTTACAATCATTGCAAATTAAATCAAAATCAATCTCATTTAATTCTTGCATATTACCATATAATTCAACCCCATTACATTTTGAACAAATATCAAACATTTGATTAGGTTGTTTTTTAATTATATTAAGTTGTTGTTGTTCATTTAATTTCATACTTTTTCCTTTCATAGAATATCCTACATTATTTATCCACAGTGTCAACTAATTCTTTTTTCTTTTTGTAATATTGTGCTACTTTTTTCCACCATTCGTTCGCGTAATGTCTGAATTCTTCGCCTTCTACGGGAAACTCTTGAAATAATAAATCTTTACTGCACATTAGAATGATTCCAAACTGGATATTAGTGCCATATATTTGGTTGTGAGCAATTGCATATCCTGCAAGTTGAAGGTAGTAGTCCTCGATCCATTCTTTTCGTTTCGGTTTATTTGTTTGTTTAAAATCTATAATTGCTTCTTTGCCCTCGTAGATTCCAACACCATCGGTTGCCCCTGCGTACATATCTGGGTAAAATAAAACACACTCAGTCGCCCACAACTCTTCGAGTCTACCTTTTAATCCCCGGTCCGCGATTATTTGTGCCATCTTCGTAGCATGTCTTCCTTCAGGCGTTAAATCCACCACCGGTTTGTCTAGCATATACCCTTCAAGAACCGAGTGCATAAGAGTCCCTCTCGTTGCAGCGTTCTCCGTAATTTTTGTAGCCTCAGCTTCTCCTACTCTATTACGCCAAGAATCTAACGAAGCCTTTTTCTCGTCACTTTCGCAGGCTTTTAATATACTTGTAACACTTGGTAGTTTTTCGTTACCTACCAAGTAATGTCTTTTACCGTCAATAATTTTACGAGTAGAACTCGGGTAATAAAACTTTTTATTTATTTTAATCATCTACATTTTCCTTTCCAACTCTTAAAAAATTTTTCCAATCATCCGGGTTACTATTTTTCTTTTTTTCATTACAACCAACACAACAAAATATAATATTATTTTTTTCATACGTTAATCTTGGGTCCCACCTATCAATACTAAAATTAGTAATTATTTGAGATTTACGTCCTCGATAACCTTTACCTCTACTACCCATTCTTACTTTAAATGTAAAGGGCTGCTCACAATACCTACAAATTCTACCGTTTGAGTTTGGAAATTTTTGTTTCATATCAATAATATGATTCATGTATAATCTCCAAAATTCTTTTTTATCCATAGACCTATGAGGTTTATGTCCACCGTATTTACTATAACTAGGTTTAAGTTTACCACTAATGGCTCTTCCCACATATCCACGTTCCGTGTTCATGTATTCAAAATCTTTTTGTACCCTTCTAAGGTCATTAGGATTTTTGTAAGCCATTAGATTTTTCTAAACATAATTTATTTTTACCTTTTTCTATTAAATAAAAATTATAATGAGTTAAAGTTTGTTGAATTAAATCAATGTTATAGGTACCTATATCATCAAATACAAATCTAGTTCCAGGATTAGATCGATTAGCAAAGAATAAAGCTTCATGTAATACTGCAGCGGTGGTGTGTGGACCATCGAAGTGTACAAAATCATAATTATTTATAACATTTTTTTTACCCTTATAATAAATAGGTACACCTTGGCCAAAAGCGTTAAAATATTCAATGTCCTCTAATTGATATAAAATAAAATTTTCGTGTTTTTTAAAAGCAGTTAAGAAAGTTTGTTTCATAGAATTAGGATACGTTGGAGTCTTGTATGAACCATCCTCATTGTATAAAATATTACCATCAGGATCTTTCCAGCCATACGCTGTACCTGGTCTAGGATCTAAATGTTCATAAGTAATATCACCATACGGATCTATACCTATGTGAAAATTATTTTTATCTTTAAGAATCTCCATAATAACATGAGAACCGTAGCCTTCACGAACTCCGATTTCTACAGTTAAATAAAAATCTCTTGGACTCAATTGATCAGCCCACTTAGCCAACAAACTATAATCTGTGCTATCTCCTTTAATCATTAGTTCTCCTTTATATATAATTTAGATCGAAGTGATCTTACTTCTTCAATTAATTTTTGATTATAATTATGTAATTTTTCGTTTCTAAATTCTAAAATTTCTATTTGTTTGGTAAGATCTAAAGGGCCCCGATCATCTATCGGGGCCTTTTTTCTTTTTAATAACTCTAACTGTTCAGTTAATTTATTGTATTCTTTAATATCTTCTTCAGACATCATAATTTATATTTCATCAACTCATTAAATTTTTTGAGTTCATGCTCCGAGATATTTTGTAAACCATTAGTTCGGTTATAAATCTCTTGAGCCTTGATAAGTTTATTACTATTTTCCTTATCATAAGCTATGGCTTTATTTCGACTTATAACCTCTAAATGCTCGTCTCTAAGTTCCGTCATCATGAAGCTTGTTTAACTTCATCCGTTAACATTAAAGGCTTTTGTGTAAAGTCAAAAGCATCATCAGTGTTAATCAAAATTTGAATAACGTTTTCTGAATCTTTTGATTCTAACATTTCAGCTGCTACTTTAAACTTCATAGCTTCTTCAAATGTATCTGCTTCTTTAATTACATTCACATAATCACTTCCATGTGAAAATTTTACTCTTTTTATTATAGTATATTTCATACTTTCTCCTGTATTGGTTGGTTAGTCTTTAAGTTTGCCATTTAAACGTTTGGCTTCTTTGTTTACTAGAATAGTTACCACCTGAGCTCTCGATACTTCGGGATCATCAGGTACTAACACTTTTCTAATTTTGTCAATTTTCGCATACGTCTCTTTTTTTATAGAGATGTTTTTGTATTTGCTAAAATCAGTCATCTGTTATATCCTTTCATTTTTTAATATAAGGATATCCTACAAAATATTCTTCTTTGTGTCAAGGGTTGTATGAAATTTTTATTAACTATTTATATATGTTCTATAGTCAGTCAACAATGTGCTGAAGTACCTGTAGAGCATGATTATAAGCGTTTTCATAACACACATTATAGTTGTGTTCAAAAAGGACTTGGTGAGTCTTATGCTATTTTATTTGATGGCGAGGCTTTTGAAGCTGATCAGGTAGAAACATTAGAACTTTATGCAAGATATTCTTGTCAAAAGGTTTCAAACTATCAAGAGAACGAACAATCCGAAACTACTCTTCCCGAATCAAAGGATCTTTAGTCTTATTATATTCTACCGCTAGAGCGTCGGCCTTGTCGGTTATATTTTTTATGATGTGTTCTTTCATTTTTATTTAAATTTTTTTTGTGACGTCTAGGACGTTTCCTAGGCTTATCTCGAACTACAAACTCTTTAAATTTTTTAGCCATGTTTTTTATTATAGAATATATTTATAGAATATCTAGGAGAACTTTCACCTAATGCTTGTAAATCTGTATGTAAATTATTTTTGCCATCAAAAAATAGAGCTCTGTTTTCTACAAAACCTATATATGTATGTAAATTATTTTTATGATAAAATCCAGTTCCATTATAAATTAATTCTTTTCCTTTTAAATATAACAAAAAATTATATTCAATATCATCTTCGTGCACTAAAACTTTTTTATTATTATGTCTTAAATGATAAGAAGAATTATCTACTTCTAAATTTTCGTTAGGAAAAAATTGTTTTTTTATTTTTTTAAATAACCATTCGTTGTCTGAACTTTTATCAAAATTATGTCTAAATCCAAAATTACCGTAATCATTACGCATCGGTAAATATTGAATTTTATCTATATTATTAATAATTATTTTTAATTCTTTTTGATTTAAAAAATTATCTTTTATCTGTATCGTTGGTAACATTTGCTTTTATATATGCTTTATCACTTTCAGTTAACTTTATATATCTTATTTTGCCATTTACATGTTGCCTGGTGTCTGCTCCACAATTAGTGCATCTATAATATTCAGATACAATTGCAACTAAGATTGTATCTTCTTCACACTCTCCACAAATACCGTGAACAGTATCTATATTAGTAAACGTTTTGAATTTATTAGACAAGGTCAACTGCTTTTCCTATTATTGGTTTATATTTTGTTCTACCCTCTTCTTTATATGCTCTTAAATATTGATGCCTTGGATTAAAAGGTATATAGCTTGCATGTATCCATCCAGAGTTAGGTTCGCCGGGAGTGTAGTATTCGAGGATCAATTGATCTACTTCACAGTTCATCTTAACCCAGTCTGCTACCTCAGCGTTGTCGATTCCCATACATTCGAAATCAACCGCCTCAGCTTTTGCATGCTGTGAACTAATCGAGCTGCCGATGGCAACACACAGCTCAGGGCTACGATAGCCACTGGTAACTTTTACTCTACCAAACTGGTCACGTACTGGCTGTAAAATATTTTCACATACTGCTTTTAGTTTATCTATTTGATCTGCGTTAGGTTCGTTGTCGATACCCTTACGTATCGCTGTGTCTGATTTGGTAAGCTCCTGAAGAGAAAAGTTTCTTGTAAGTTTCATTAATTTAATATTAACTTTTTAATAGATAAAGATCCATCGATATTTTTTTCTAATTCTGCTGAACCCTTATAACATTTATAAGTTACAGATTCATTGTATTGTCTTTCGGCTTGACGCTTGCCACGTAAACATTGTGCCATACCTTCAGCTTGATAACGCGCCTCCTTGATCTCTCCGTTTACAAACATCAAAAGGGCCACCACATACTCAATCATAATACTTTACCTTTGTTTTCACCTTGCTTGACAACATATTTTTGTGTACCATGTTTGCCAGTTTCTACTTCTTTTTTTAAATCTTTTGCCATTTGCATTTGTTTAGCTTCTTTGTTTATATTAGATATGTAGTCTAAAACTTTTCTAGTGATTCGTCCCGTTGCCATTGTATTTCATATCCCTGTTTGCATCTTTTAGTTTTTCAATGTCAATCAAAACCTTATCCATCTGTTTTGATAAAAACTCGATGTTAACCTTATTTAAAGCCATGTCTTCAATATGTTTGTTGATACGATCCGTGGTTTTGTACAAATCTTCCAGCATCATGTACTGCTCCGAATCGGCGGGCAATGAACCCATCTGTCCACGTGGCCATTTAATTCTAAACTCTGTATTCTCTTCTAAATCTTTTTCCATTATCTGAAGTCTGGTGTCTGCAATATTTAAACGTTCTAATATTTGAAAATAACCCATGGTGCCGAGTGCTACGATAATTATCAAACTAGCAACCGTCTTCATTGGCATCTGCACGGCAGCCTCCTCCGATAGCTTTAATGGTTTGTCGCTCATCTAACTGGTCCTCCACATAAAGCCAATGTAACTAACATTACTATAAGTAAACCTGTAAAGTAATAGTTCATCCGCTGACACTCCATAACTATCTAGTCCAAAAAATTAATCTTCTTAAAAATTCTTTTATTTTTTTAATCATGCTTATTTTTTCTTGTGTTATTTCCCACACACAATCACAAAAACTGCATTGCGCAATTCCTTTATGTCTGTGTCCACAGTCCATGCATATTCCATTAACTACATTAATCATTTTTTTTCTCCTCAATTTCGTAAAAGAAATTATCGGTATCTTCTGTTTTCCACCGACCAGTATCTTCTACATTCCACTCGTTAGTCTGTACTTTCCAGTCAGGAATGTTGTCCTTTACTGTGAAAGAAGGCAGATCCCAAATACATCTGTTGTTGGGTTGAGCTGCATAATTGCCGTCATTTAAAGCTATTATGTGGGCACACTTGTGTTCGTGTGGTATTTCTGAATGATCAGAATCTATTATATTACCCTCTGGATGAGCCCAGTCAACAGTAAATAAATAGGACCCATGATGCCATTTTTTATCTTTACCTATGTATTTTCCTGAAGCTGCGGTTAAAATATTCCAACTAGTAACAGCAGGATAATAACTAAAAGAATTCCAAAGTTCCAATTCATCAAGTCTCTTATGTGGAACAGCTGAGGGTTCATAACCACGTTGAATAAAAGCCGTAATTGGGAGACGATAAAAGACTGCACCGTTTTCCATAAGGGCATGCCATAAGATAGCACGACCGCCCATACTTGTAAGACCAAAGATAATGCAATCTTCAACTTCTCCTTTATGTTTTTTAAGATCATATAAATACTCCCTTCGTATTTGTGCGTATTGAATAGGTATGTTTGCATTTAAATAAGACATAATCAACCATTTATTGCACCCACTAAAACTTGCTTCTGTTTATAAGAGGGAACTGCATAATGCAATATTTTAGCATCAAAAACAATTACTTTTCCTTTTTCTGGTGTAATTTTTTTGTTGACGGGTTCTTTTAAAAAGGTGTCGCCATCTGCGTCATTTAAATATAATATAAAACTATACTCATCAGGTTGATGCAAATGTTCTTCTTGATATCCACCTTCTTTATATTTTATGTAATGCATGTGAAAAATTTTTTTATGTAATTCATTTATTGGAACTATTTTTTTAAGAATATCACTTGAAAATTTATCTACTATATTAATAGTTTGAAAACCTTTTTTAGTACAACAGGTGGGAGAAATATATTCTTCTTTACATGAAGAAACAATTTTTAAAATTTTATCTATTGTGTCTTTATTTATTTTATGTTCTATAAACATTAGCCATTTATATCTCCCCAATTATTTGCTAATTCGCAGTCTACTTTGTTAGGGACTTCTAAAGTAACTGCATTCTGCATAATCTCAACAATCTCATTTGCTTGCTTTTGATCTTTTACAGAAATACAAAGTTCATCGTGAATTTGTACGTGTGCTATTATACCATTTTTATATAAATCTAACATGGCTTTTTTTGTCATGTCAGCTGCTGATCCCTGAATTAGTTTGTTAAGAGCTTTGTATGTGTAGGCTCTTCGAATCCCTGGTCCGTGTTCCTGTAATGCTTCTTCGTGAGGCAATGCTTTATGCATACCAAATTGATTAGGCTCCCATAAATGAAACCTACACAATCGTCCCAAGAGAGTTCGAATTTGACCACGCTCTTGGGCACGATTGGAAGCACTATTCATTAACTGCTTAACGAAGGGAACTTTAGCGTGGTATTGATCGAACAATTCTACTGCTTTGTCTTTTGATACACCAAGTTCGGCCTGGAGTTTTGCTTTACCCATACCGTAGAACAATCCAAGATTAATTACCTTGGCTTGTGATCTTGGAATCTTTGCCATGTCTGCTACGACCTGGTGAAAGTCCGTTGAGGTGTCATTTTCATAATTATCTATAACGTCATTTACAGACGGAAATTTGTGTAAAGCTGCATAATGCACTACCAACCTAGGCTCTTGCTGAGAATAGTCAAAACTACCCCATCTATGGCCCTTCTCGGGTATAAAAATAGACCTAATTAGAGGTCCAAGATCCTTATTTCTAGCAGGGAGTTGCTGTAAATTTGGGTTTGAATACGAGAATCTACCAGTCACAGTTCCGCCATTATCTGACCTAATTTGATTTATGTCGGCATGAATCCTACCTTTATGTTCATGTTTAATTATGGTATCTATAAAAGTAGTATGAGCCTTGTTAACTTCTCTAGCTTGAGCAATCATTCTCACTACAGGATGTTCATGATTAGAAATAAAATTTTTAGTAAAAGAAGGTGCCTGTGATTTTGCAGTTCTTTCATAAGATAAACCAAGTTTATCAAAAACTTTGGCAACACTTCTTGCTGCCATTAGTTGAACATCTACTCCTGTTTCTATTTTTATTTGTTGGAGTAAGTTATCTTCTTGTACTGTTAATGCTTTCTTCAATTTATGAGCTCTTTCAACGTCCACTCTCACCCCAAGAAATCTCATGTCTACCAGACAAGGAAACAGATCTGTCTCGAGTTCAAAAATAGACTCAACATCTTGATGTAATAATTCTTTTTTAAATATTTGCCAAAGTTCTAATGTAAGCTCCGCATCCTTTTCTGCGTAAGATCCAACATACATTGCTGGCAGTTGCCACATGTCTGCTTTAGGATCTAATCCTCTAGACTTTGCTTCTTCATTTAATGCAGATTCATTTTTACCATAACCTAAATAATCCCAAGACAAACTATTTAAATCAAATCTAAATCTATTTTCATCAATTAAAGATGCTGCAATCATGGTATCAACTATCTGCCCATTAATACCAAGACCCATAGATTTAATCCAACATACATCGTACATAGCGTTATGAAATATTTTTATAGCGTCGCTATCTAATACATCTTGAAACCAATTTAATGTTTTCTTACGATCCATGTTTGGCCCTGATCCGTGAGCAATTGGAAAATAAAATTTTCTACCTGGTACAGCAACTGCAATACCTACGACTTCACCATTACCAATAATAGATCCACTACCTTTAGATTTTAAATCAGGATCTCTTGTCTCTAAGTCAATTGCAATCTCGTCGTATTTTCTTAGATCAGGATATTCTTCTGGTTCATTCCACTCTGTCTGTGCTTCAAATAAAGGTACTTTCATTTTTGTAATATATATTTGTTTTGTACTATTTTATTTAATCTATCTTTATTGCTGAATGCATACAAAGCTGCATCATTATTGTAAGGAAATATTTCCCAATCAATTAAAGTATTATAAACTTCTAAATAAAATTTATGTTTATTAACTGTGATAGTTTTACGTCTATAATTTTTTCTAGGCATTATTTTTTCTTTTTCATGTCATTTATTTTCAACATTTCTAATTGACAATAATGTACAATCTTTTTAAGATCTTCAACCCCACCTTTTCTCTGGTACCTACAAACGTACTTCACAACGTTGCCCTGAAAAAATGATAAATCATTTTTAGAAATAAACTCATAAGGTTGAATGGGAAATTTTGTATAGTGATTCCCCCCTACCTGAGTGTATTGTGGAAATGATTCTTTAAATATATCTTCTGATGTCATAACGGATATCCCTTTCGTTCTATTTTTGCTCTCATTAAATACAAGTTTCTTTTTGCTCTCGTACAACCTACATACCATACTCTATGCTCTTCGTCACGTTTTATTATGCTATTGGTAGTAGCTTCTCTTATTTTTTTAGCATTATCTAATACTAAAATTACGTTTTTACATTCACCTCCTTTTGCAGCGTGAATAGTAGATACTTTAATTCGTGCATCATCGCTTAATTTTTCTTTATTTGATAACATTAATCTTATATAAATTTTTTCATCAGCTGGTGCATTGTCAAAACACTCAAACCATTTTAAGTTATAATTATTTCTATCTTTTACAAGTTCTCTATTTCCTAAGTATTCTATTATATCTGCTTTAGCTGTATCGGTTATTGTTTCACCATTTAACCATTTGTTATGATTAACAATTGCTTTGTAAAGTTTAGTGTTGTAACTTTTTTGATGTCTGTTTTCATAATACAAACCTTTTACTTTTAAGAGATCACATATTTCTTTTGCTCTAGATAAAGTTCTAGTTAATATTAACCAATCGTCCTGATAAAGATTTACATTTTCTAAACTATTAATTTTACTACATAATCCTTCTTCATCTCTTGGTAAATAATTTTTAGTTGCTCTAAGTCCTGCGATTCGTGCAGTAATAATTTCTGACACATCTTGCACTGCTATTGGAATCCTTCGAGATTTTGATAATACTTTTTCTGCGGCAGGTTCTTGAATAAATCTATCTACATCTGCTCCAGCCCAACCGTAAATTGCCTGGTCATCGTCACCAGCTAAATAAATATTTTTTGATTTAGATTTTAGTATGTCGTATAATTTCCATTGTATAGGAGATAAATCTTGAGCTTCATCAATAAAAACTACATCAAAGTTTGGAACTTTGTTTGGTTGCTGCACAATATCATGAATCATATCGGTAAAGTCTACTAAGTTATTTATGTCTGGGTGTTTGTAATGATTATAGTTTGCCTCAATATGTTTTAACAAATCAGGTTTTACATTTGTTGAATGTTCGCCAGTACAATATTCTTCCCACACTGAAATATCTTTTTCTTTTGCTTTTAAAATAATTTGAAAATATTCATTATCGCAGGTTAAGTAAGGTGAAGCATCAGAATCTTTTTTAGCATTGACTCTTATACTTAATAGTTTTCCAAGATCATTATAGTGATAGTCTTGCATAACGTTTTCTTCTCTAAGTCCCAAACTATGAAAAGCTAAAGAGTGTAATGTTTGAAAATATCTAAGTTGTTTTTTTTTATACTGAGGATTTTTTTTAAGCATTCTATCTCTTGCTTCATGCGCTGCTTTACGAGTAAATGCAAAGTAACCTATTTTATTTACTGGAGTACCCACTCTTATGTAGGCCATGGCTCTTCGAATTAATTTTTCTGTTTTCCCTGTACCTGGAGGGCCATAAATTTTCGTAACTTTTGTCATTAAAGAATATCTTTTTTACTCTTCATTGGTAAAAGCTCTATTTCATTTTCTTCTTTTTTAAAATTACTCATAGGAATTTTTACACATCTTACTGGATTATTTGATTTTTTCTGTGTAGGTTTTTTAGGATATCTTTTACCATGTCCTAGTTCTGCTTTAAAAAAATCTATCAACATTTGTCCTGTCTTATCTATTTTAACTTTCCATTCTTTATTTTTTAAAAAATTATAAAATGGATCGTATACAAAATAAGCAAAGCCATCTGTATCTATCAATGTACTACCACTTCTAAATGCAGCATCACTTACAGCTGGAACACCATAAACATAATCTTCTAAATGTTTATGTAATATTTCTTTTGGTGATGTACCTGGAGGAGCTTTTTCCGTTTTCATTCCTTGCCATAAGTTGTCCAAAATAGTTTGCATATCATCTTCTTTTATTCGTGGTGGTGGGACAGGAGTATGTGCGCCTATCAAACGTCTAAGTTTTTCTTGGTCCATCATATAGTTAATATCCTTTGCAATTATTTGTTGTGTAGTTTCACCTTCAACTTTATCGTTATAATGCACAGTAAATCTAAATTCTGGATCTGGTACGTGATTTATTTTAATTAATGCAGACAATGTTGGAAACCTTTTTACTTTGTCAGATGCTACACCAAATTTTCTTTTCAAACATTCTGATTTAACACACATGCTATTGATAGGTTCTTCTGAACAAGTGTGGCCTGCAGTATCTTTTTTGTAAGCTTTAATTTTTTGTTTTACTTTTTCATCACCCCATATGTTGTCATAAACAATATAATTTCTAGCACCTTCTAAAAGTTTTTCTTCCCAGTTGTCAGGGTATTTCTTTTTGGCAAACACCATGTAGTTATAAATAAATCTATCTCTGTAATCATCTAGTTTAGATTTTGATAATCTTTGTAAACATACAGGACCATCTATAAATTCATCGGCACCACCTGTAAGTTCAAGTCTAATTAATTCATCTGCAAATTCTTCTAGTTCTTCTTTTGTTTTTGTGTTAGCCTCGACGACTTTTATAAATTGCTCAAATGTAAACTCTGTACCATCTAAATTTACACCCACTCTTTCGTTACGGTTATAATAGGGCAAGTTAATAAAATTACCATTAATTGGTTTTTGATCTGAGCCTATACCTAACTGTGTTTGTTTTGGAAATATTTCTGTTGATGCTTTTAAATCAAATGTAAATAATAATTTGTCTAAAAAGTTTCTTACAAAACTTGCTTTAACTAGTTCTTTAAAAAATACATAGATATGTAATCCACCACTTTTAGATTTGACAGGCACTACTGGAATATTTTTTTTATCTATTATTTCTAAATATTTTCTTAAATCAAAGTTATCGTATTCGTCTGAATCTATATCTATGGCTCCAAACTTTGCGAGTCCTTCGTCATTGCAGGGCTGAATACCAATAGATTTTTTACCTGTAAGATGATCTAAATAATCTAATTCTAATAATTCTTTTGCTGCCCAGCCATATTTTAATTTTAATTTACCAGTCGCTGGGTCTTTGTATGCAGAGTTTATATCGGCATAACCATAATCTCTTTTAAGTCCTGTAAATATTTCTATAAATTTATTTTCCATCTTTCCTTTTTAGTAGGGGTGACTCCACTCTCGCTTTGCCACCCCTGTTGCAACTATTCCCAAAAGGAATTTTACATAATGTGAGCGGATCCATCCGAAGATTTAGCCGTATCTTCCTCACCGTGTTTTACTTGAACATCTCCTTTAGAAATGCTCTCAGCAAAACTTCTAGCTTGTTGATACGTGGCTGCATCTTGAATTGGACCTGTTTTGCTCACTTCCCAACCAAACCATGTGCCTTTGTCGTTAGACTGTTGCACAGTTTTTAATTGATAAAGATGGCTAAAAGATGCTGGTGTGAACATACCGTTCTTACCTTGCAACTTTATACTTTGCATCATGCTATTCCATTTTCTACTAATTTTTAATTGAGTAGATTTCATAGCAATCAACGCAGTGGTTGGTGAAGCACCATTGACCACAACAAAATGTTGCGCAGTCTTTTCGATATAATTACCATTTGGAAGTCTATCTTTAAAATCTGCACCTCTAGTTGTTTTAGTCATGATGTCACTAGATGCAGGATAGATATTTACTGGCGCACCAGATCCATCTTTTCCTCTATCTTTCCACTCGACATACTCGAGCTTGTAGTAACATGGAATCACTGGGACTCCTTCTTCACCATTGAAGAGTTCACCTGTCACTGAATTGTAAATCATTCCAGGCTCTGCACCTTCAACATACTTACCGTCTCTCTTATTTACTTCAGGAGATAACTGTCCAAGTATTTTAAGAAATGGTAATGCAAGATCGTCTTGTCCTACCACTCCAGTCTGCACATTTGCATCTGCTTCAAACACTACGTTTGTAGCTAATGCACCATTTTTCTTTACTGTTGGTTCTTTGTTCATGTTTCTATTTCCTTGTTATTTTGGTTCTGTTTCCTGCGAACACGTTAAATAGATCCGTGGG